AAAAGCTACACAATGCCTTTACAGATGAGCATTTAGAGATAATTAAAAAGGTGTATCCCGACACTCCTAACAAGGTCATTGCTACTATGATACCCCACTCTGCTACTTCCATCTCCAAGAAAGCACACACGATGGGATTAAAAAAGACAAAGGAACATATTAGTAAAAATGGCAGAGCCATAGCCATAGCACAATGGAATAAATTAATAGAAAATAACTTACAATTAAGTAGTAATTTTAAAAAAGGTCATGTGCCATGGTGCAAAGGACAAAAATTGTCCTCAGAACATATTGCAAAGCTTACAGGTGTATTCAAGAAAGGTCAACAACCTCACAATACATTACCAATAGGCAGCATCAGAAATATTAATAACTACAATGAAATTAAATACAAGAATCATAAATGGATGGCTCTTGCCCGTTACAACTGGGAACAAGTGCATGGGCCCGTGCCTAATGATATGTGTGTGTTTAAGATTGACCAAGATAAATATAACGATGACATTAGCAACCTCTGCCTTGTATCCAGGAAGGACTTAGCTATGCTTAATCGCAACCATGCCAAGTTAACACCGGAGTTAAAGGAAGTGCAAATTTTAATAAACCAGATTAAACAAAAAATCAGATGAAAAACAAAATCAGCGACCTTCGCAACCACCTTTTCGTTGTCCTTGAAGAACTAAGCGATCCCGACTCCAAGTATGACCTTGAAAAAGCAAAGGTCATTGCCAATGTTGCCCAGACTATTATCAACTCTGCATCGGTGGAGAATCAGTATTTGAAGATAGTCGGAGGTAGCCAGGGGAGTGGATTCATTGAGGAGGGGAGAATGGAGAATATTAAAACTTTATCAGAAAAAAATTAGATAATATAAAAAATATATTATCTTTGCATATCCTTTAGATGGAGTGGAAGCCTCCTAAAGGAACATGAAACAGCACAATAGTGTTTCACCTTAGCCAAGTCAGTCTTCCACCTGCTTGGCTTTTTTTATGTAATTTCTTAAAACTTTTTATATGTTAAATTTTCAAACAAATCCAATGTTAGCGGACGCAATACCAGCGATGAGCCAACAAGATTTAAATTTAGAAACAAAAATTGTTTACAAAACATTTGACCTTGAACAATTTAAACCTTTACATGGTAATCGTCAAGTAAATTTTGCTCATGTCAAAAGACTGGTTGATTCCATTAAAGATAATGGATATTTATTAAATCCAATTACCGTTAATAAAAACAATGAAGTAATTGATGGCCAACACAGGCTTGAAGCTGCAAAACAAATACATACTTTTTTATGGGTAATTGTTGAACCCGAAGCAGGTTTAAAAGAAGCAGTTGTTTTTAATGCTAATACTTCTGATTGGGGATTAAAAGATTATTGTAAAAGTTATTGTGATCTTGGTTGTAAAGATTATCAAGATTTAATGGTTTTTTATGAAAACAATAAAGATTTTACTATGGCTCAATGTGCTGAACATACAGCATTAACAGGTGGTAAAATGCAAGATTTTAAGCTTGGTAATTACACATATAATTATTCTCATAATGTAGATATTGTGTTTGAAGCAATGAGAAGGATATATGATTTTTGTCCATCAAGTAAAAGTAATTCTTATATAAGATCTATAAATACTTGTATGAATAATAAAAATTTTGATTTAAATCAATTTGTAAAAAAATTCATTATGTATCCAGAACAATATAGAAGAAGTAGTCATATAAGTATAATTATAGCTAATATAGAACATATTTATAATTGGAAAAATCATGGAAAAACCAGAATAATTTTACAATCAAAATAATTTAATTAGGTGCAGATATAATGTCTGCACCTTTTTTTATAAAATAATACTATGAAAAAATTACTAATAAATCTTAACCTCCGCCCTATTGCAGTTTACCCTGTTTACATAAAGCTAACAGGAAGTGTAAACGCTGGACTATTACTTAGTCAAATCATGTATTGGTACGGAGCTGTAAATGGCAGAACCTTTTATAAAAGTGATGCAGAAATAATGGAGGAAACAATGCTTTCTGTTAATGAACTTCGCCATGCCAAAGCAAGGTTAAAGCAAATGTCTTTTATAAAAATCACTTTACATGGTGTACCTGCAAAGACACATTACACCATAGATGATAAATTACTGTTTAGTGAAATCAACCAATGTAGTTTAGTGGAATCAACTAAACTGGATAAGTCAAAACCACGAAACTACAATAGTGGAATTAACGAAACTAATACAGAGAATACAACAGAGAATACTACAAAGAATACAACAGAGAAAGGTTGTGAAAATGATTTTTCACTCCCCTCTTCCGATGCTTACATTGTTAACCCTTTCCTTCGGCAAAGTATCCATAATGCTCTGAACACTGACTCTGACCCAAAAGAAAGTTGCGCTAAAGAAAAGGTACAGAAAGAACCTTCCGAGACTTACCTATGCTTCTCCGCTTTCGCCTCTACCTATGAACGCCTTGCCGGTGTTACATATCCCTCTGACAAAGGCAATTACATTATGACTGCAAAGGATGGAAGTAACTGTAAAAAGTTAGTAACATGGCTAAAGAAGGTAAGTGCCAGCGAGCAGGCCCCGGAGGACATGGTTACAATGTTTACCACGGCAGCATGGCAGATAAGCGATAAGTGGCTAAAGGCAAACTTTACTATAAGCAACATCTATTCACAGGCTAATAACATCTATACGAAATTTTTATACTCCAGCCCATTGGCAAAGGAAAAGAAAAGGCAGGAGGAGATTGATAAACTTGTAAATGAATTTACTTTATGACACCCAAAGAAAAAGCAAATGAATTAGTAGATAATTATTGGCTAATGGATAAAATAAACCCATTTTTATCTAAAGAACAGGCTAAACAATGTGCTTTGATTGCAGTCGATGAAATTTTAAATTCAGTGCCATTAGAACCAAACTTTGCTGATTGGGATGATTGTGGCGGAGAACATAGATATTTCTACGATGCTCAAAAAACACACGCACATCATTATTGGCAAGAAGTTAAACAAGAAATTCAAAACCTATGACACCGAAAGAAAAAGCAGAGGAATTATTTAATTATTACCACAACCTTATCCAGGACATTGGAGGAGAACTTGGGCAGGAGATCCTTGTATCTATCCTGGCAAGGCACTGCGCTCTGTTTGCGGTAAACACGTTATTAAAAGATAAGCATCCAACAGAAGATTTTAATGAGACATATTATTATTGGGAAGAAGTAGAACACGAAATAGAAAATTATGAAGAGTAGAGAAGAATATAACGCATACATGAGAGCCTACCAGAAGCGCAAGCGTGACGAAATGACATACGAAGAATGGAGAGCATTTAGAGACAAAAATAATGCTTATCATAAAAAGAGGTATGACAATCGCACACCAGAACAGATAGAAAAAAACAGAGAATATCAGCGACAGAAACAGAAATTATATTATTGGATGAAAAACAAAGACAATGAATCTGACAAAGTACCAACCACACAACCAGGATGAACAAGCCATCATTGAGTCAAGGCCCAACAGGATAGCCAACATTGAACCTAAAGACGCATTTAGAAATGTATTGAATGTTATCAGCAGCCTCTTCCCTCTGCATGGCATTGATGGTGATCTCACTTTTTACAGCACAGTTACAAAAGAAATAGTAAAAACCTTTGGGCAGATAGCTGCCAATGAAATTGAAATCGCCTTTCGCCTCTTTGCTGCCCAGTCACTTGACTTGGATGATGATGTAAAATTCTATGGTAAAGCAAATATGCACACTATTGGTAAAATACTAAATGCCTACCTGATCTACCGGAGAAAGATTATTGCAGCTCACGACAATGAAGTCGCTGCCCTTCGGCACAATGCCAACATGGAAGAGAAAGCAAGGAAAACAAGGGAAGAGTTATATGCTAACTTTCCTACTATGCTAAAGGAGTTTAAAGGGAAAGACTTTAGCACAGTGCCATTGTATTGGTACGATATGTGCGTACAGTTCAATATGATAGAATATGAGGAAGGAGAGAAAAGAGCATTGTGGGAAGAAGCACAGGCACTGGCATTAAAAGAGCCACCGGAAAGCATGGATCTCATGACTATCAGAAGCCATGCAAAGAAAATAGAACAGGGCAACACAAGAAGAGCGGTAGTCATTGCCCAGCAGCTGGCAGTGTGGAGGAAGGTGCTAAAGAGATAAGTAACTGGTTTAAAGTGCGTTTCATGGTGTGGGGAATTGACCTCACACTTTTTTTAAATTATTTTTATATTTTTATATAATTTATATACTTTCTATTTATTTTAATATTATCTTTGAATAAACAAAAAACAAACATCATGACACCAGAAGAAAGAGATGAAAAAATTGTAAGTATTCTTACAAAAATTTGTATTAACATACTTGTTAAAAATCTGTTTGATAAAAACGGAGTAAAAGTGTACGAGGATGTTTTACATGAATTAAATCAACTACCAGTAAACGAAGAGGATTATACTCGCTGTAACCATGCTCATGCTTTTTTGCACAAAACAGCCATTGAGTATCTACAAAAAACAATAAAGTTTAACGAAGAATATAGAGCAAAATGAACCAGGCAAGCCAAGACATATTAGATTACATTGTAGATAACCACCTTGCCCTTCGCGACATTACCGACGAAGGCATAAGCAAGGCCATTGATGCACTGTTTAATTTTAACGATTTACTACCGAAAGAACAAGTGCTATTTAATAGCATAATGGCACAGGCAATAGACTTTGAATGGATTGCCCAACAGTTGGAGAACTGGCAGGAGGAAGAGGAGTTAAAAAGATTAGACGCACAAAGAGAAGACTATTATGATAATCACTAAAGCAAAGGTTAAATACAGTGCAGGAGCACCAAGAGAAGGTCAATACGGCCCATCTATAAACATCCTTGTAGTATTTGCCGATGGCAAGGAAGCAAGGATATACGGGAAGCCTGGCGATCCTATACAAAGTTTAAAGCAAGGAGAAGTTATTGACGTTATAGATGATAATGGTAAATTAAAATATGTGCAATCTGCACCATTGCCAGCACCGACCGGTGTAGCTGTGATTGAGCATGAAGCGGCAGAGAAGCCTGATCTTGCAGCGATTGCCTTTGAAATATCTTCTATTTATACCCAGACATACATTGACATTTATAACAAGCTAATTGAGGCAGAAATACCGAATGACAATGCAACTGCCGCAACTTCTACTATCTTTATACAGGTCTTCCAAAAATTGAGATGAATGACTCTATATGTGCCAGTATCTGCGCTGGCACTTTTTTAAAAAAAAGCAAAATCAAATGAACGACAAAAATTTAGAAAGAGCATTAAATAACGTTTTATCAGAGGTTGCTGATATTTGTTATATGCTTACACAAAAAATTGAGGCACTTGAAAATGATTTATTAGAATTAGAAAAGCAACACGAACAATCTTTGAAAGTTGCTTTTGAAAAAGGCTACGAAGAAGGTGTTAAATATACCGATGGACTTATTAGCGATGAAAGATTTCCATTTTAAAAACAAATTACAATGCTTAAATTACCTAAAGAACATTTATCAGTATCACAGATTAATCTTTGGGAGAGCGATCCTATCGCATACCAAAAGAAATACTTTATCGGCATTCCCGATCCTCCTTCCCCTTTCCTTGAATTTGGCAAACAATTTGCAAAGGACATTGAGGATTATGCAGCAGGTGTGCAAAGAGATTTTAACTTTCCAGAAGGTTTTTTAGATGTGACTTTAATTTATCCTCACGTTGAATATAAATTAGAACATGATTTTGGAAATTTTAAAATGTTGGGATATATAGATAATTGTTCCAAAGATTTTGAAATGGTTATAGATTTTAAGACTGGCACCGCTCCCTGGTCAACACAGCGACTGCAAGAATCTTTGCAGATGCAGACTTACTCACTTATTTTGTGGTATAAGTTTGGTGTTATGCCTACCTCTGTGATAAGCTACTGGAAGACTAAGCTGCGAGGCAAGACCTTATCATGGGCAGGTGAGCATGAAAGTTTTATGTATGTATTCAATACAGAGGAATTAACTGCCGCAGAGGCAAGGATAAGGAAAGCAGCAAAAGAAATAAGTGAGGCTTATGAAAGATACCAAAATAGTGCAATAGGTGAAAGAATGTTTAAATATGCTGAGATCACAAAGGAGTTAAAGGAATTGGAGAAAAAAAAGGAATTAATTAAAAATGATTTAATTGATTTACTAAAAGATAATAAAATGGCTATGGATGTGCATGGTGCTTTAGTATCTTATTCTACTTACCAAAGAAAGTCCTACACTTACTCCAAAAACATTGTAAACAAGGAATATGAAATAGAGGCGATGAAGAAGGAAGAAATAAACACTGGAGTAGCAGAGGAGCATTCTAAAACAGTCACACTTATATTAGTGAAAGATGAAGGAGTGGAATAGTAAGATGTTAGAAATATCTGCATTTTGTGAAGAAGTAAATGCCTGGATAACTACTGCACCATCGGCAGAGATGTTGGATGAGTGCGATGAATACCTCCGACAATTGTCTGCCTACTATTCAAGGTACACAGTTATTAGCGGAATGAACGAAAGTATCTTTGCCCAAATGATGATGAGCTGCATCAGAGATATGCCAGAGGAGGAGTATAAAAGAATAAAGCATTCCTCTACCTTGACAGATTACTATGTGAAAGGTAAATATCCTAAAGCGACTGCCATCTTTGAACAGTGCAGAGCCGTGCAAAAGTTACTTTTAGTTACATCTGATAATTACAGGACATTGTTAAGTAGCTTTAGACAAGAAAGAATATTAGTAGGCCACATGGCAACATAAAGACATTTGCAGACCTCGGAGTTAAGTGAAGTTCTTATTTAATTAAGCATTTCTTTCACACTTGACTGCGTCAGAGGATAAATGGACAGCCTGGAAAGACAGGTAAATAGCAAGGTGGCGGAATGGTAGACGCAAACAACTGCAATCAGGTATGTGAATCCTGACGTTAAACAAAAAGCTATCAACGCAGGAGTGCGGATGCTATGTAGGTTCAAGTCCTACCCTTGCTAATTTTATAATCTTAAATAACTAAAATGAAAGTAGAACTATTAGAAATATTTGGGAATGATGACATGGTAGCAACGGCCGCCCGTGTTTCCTTCGGCAAAGAAGCCAGTAATTACACTGTGGAGCAGAATGCAAAGTTGATAAAATACCTTGCAGAACACAATCACACTTCTCCCTTCCGACATCCACAGCTGCAATACCGGATAACCTGCCCTATCTTTGTAGAAAGGCAGTTGTTTAAGCACCAGGTAGGTTTAACTGCAAATAGTATATCTGGTAGATATGTTGACTTTCAAGATAACTATTACAAGATAGATGATTTTAGATTACAGAGCAAAAGTAGTAAGCAAGGAAGCGCAGGACATTTAGAGAGGTACGACAATGACGCAGCACTAATGATACAAGATGCTGTGATAAATTATTGTGCCACTGCCTACCATGAGCTCTTGCAGCTCGGTGTTGCAAAGGAACAAGCCCGTACTATTTTACCTTTAAATCTTGAAACTACTTTTATTTGGACAGGATCTTTATTAGCTTACATTAACTTTTGGAAGTTAAGAATCACAAGAGATACACAAGTCGAAACAATGCAAATTGCAATGGAGATGTTATGTGAGTTAAAATTGCGTACTAATGGCTTTGAACACTCACTTAAAGCATTTCATATATGAAAGATTACGATGAAGTAAGAGGCCTTCGCTATAACTCCGATAAACTTCGCTACGATCTTATCCCTGCCATTGCCAACCGTGAATATGCCAAAGTATGGACACAGGCACTTGGCAAATATCCGGAAGGTAACTGGGAGAAGGGAATGCCTTGGACAGAAGTTATTGCCAGTGCAATGAGGCATTTAGAAGCGATAAGACTTGGAGAGGATATTGATGAAGAATCAGGATTACTCCACGCTGCACACTTACAGGCTAATGCTGCAATGCTGACTGAATATTATTTTACTAAACAAGATTTTGATAACAGAAAAAAGTACGATTTATGATTTTAACTGATCACACAATTACCGCAGAAATTAACAATGGAAACATTGTTGTAGAGCCTTTTATACCGGAGAACCTTGGCACTAATAGTATTGACCTTACTTTGTCAAATACTTTGGTACTTTACACCGAAAGTGTATTGGACACAAGAAAAAAAAATCTTAGCGTACCAGTTATTATTCCTCCGGAAGGTATTATTTTGCAGCCTGGCATTGTTTATCTTGCCTCAACTGTCGAATATACGGAGACACTTCGCCATGTGCCAGTTTTGATGGGAAAGTCAAGCCTTGCTCGTTTAGGATTATTCATTCATGTATGTGCCGGCTTTGGAGATGTTGGCTTTAGAGGACACTGGACATTGGAGCTGATTGCAGTGCAGAGGATCAAGATTTATCCTGGCATGAAGATAGCGCAAATAGTTTACCATGAAATAAGCGAGATGCCTAAAGTAAGCTATGATAAGAAGGAGGATGCAAAGTATAGCAACCAGGGAAGTGAGCCAGTAGCAAGTAAAATGTATTTAAATAAATAACTATGACAGAAGAAGAAAAAAAATTAGTTAAAAATGGTGCAAAAATCATTGTAACATTTGGTGGAGTATTAACTTGCCTGTGGATTATTTACTACTTATATGACTTACTATGGAAGTAGAAATGAATAAGTATGTCATCAAATTTGAAGATGGCAGAAGCGTAACAGTCACTGCAAGAAATTTGGAAGATGCTTTAGAAGAATTTAAACTACTGCGAATTGAAACAGCTACAAAGGAGATCAGAGTCATGACAGCCTGGGAGAGATACAATAAACACAAGCAAAAGGAGTAGTAATCGTTTTTGGTAATTTAAGTTGTTTCAGAGTGCGAAGATTTGCCTTCGCACTTTTTTTATAATTATTTTTAATATTTATATACAAGTTATTTATTTTATATTACTTTTGTAAAGTCATTATGACAAACACATTAAACATCACAACAATGAAAAAGAATTTTAACAACCAAAACTTTGAATGGCTATTTGATGACATTACATCTACAATGCCTAAAATTATCTTTGTTGGCATTATTTTGACCTATGCCATCACCGCTGCACTAAACGTGTATTTCCTTCCCCTTCCTTTACTCCTTTCCATCCCTGCATCTCTTATGTTGCAGTTTGGCAGATTTGCCATTGTCTTTATTGACTTTCTTAATCCATCCAGTAAGAGATCAGTATATCCTCCAAAGGTTGCAGCAATAGCCACAGTAGTAGCATTGTTAGAATTATTCTTCTCTATCCAAGGTCAGGCAACTGGTGCAGAATTTTATGCCATGTTCTTTTTTATAGGTACTATTATCTGCTTTGGATATGTGTTGGAGATACAATTCATTGAGAAGGGCATAGAAGCCTACGGTATTGGCATGAAAGCACCAAGGAAGCGCAATGTACCAAGTAAAGGTAAAGAGCCAGTACAGATGAATACAACGGTGCGCAGTGTACAATTATCATTGGCAATCATGTTGGTGTTAGGAGTAACTACTGTAAATGCTCAAAACAATCACTTTTTAGCCTATAATACTGTTGGCTTTGAAAAGATAGGTAACAAATTGTTAGAAAGAAGTTATTACAGCGAAGCAGATAATACTTACACAGTTGATACAATAACCTATGATATGCTATCTGGTATAGATTTGTGGGATGGATATAGCAGAACAACTTATGATAACTGCCTATTTATGACCTATGGAACACTTAATTTAGAATACTTTCCATTGATGGGATTGTGGAAGCATGGTAAAAAATACTATAACTATCATGATTTATTGAAATTTGTAAGTAAGTATGTTAAACGTAACTTCTTAAATAAAAAAATAAATTATGATGAAATTTGTAGGCATAGATCCAGCCATGCGGCTAAACGGCTTGGCAGTATGCGTGATTGATGATAAAAAGGTATATTTTGGTAGGTACAAGAATCTGGCTGCATGGATAATGGATAGCCTAACATGGGAGAGAGATTGTGCAATTTTTGTAGAAGATTCTTCCCTCCAAAATATTACCTTTCGTAAACACGCAAATGTAAAAGCAAGCAACAAGATCAGCCGAAACGTCGGAATGAATCAAGGTGCATCCAGGACAATCATTGACTTATTAGAATTGAATGGACATAAAGTAAAAGGTATTTCACCGCAGCACAAAGGCAGCAAATGGACTATTGATTATTGTATGTCTGTAATAAAGGCAATGAAGATGGAGGTGCATGGAAATAAAAAACTTTCACAAGACGAAATAGACGCATTCCAAATAGCGTTAATTTCTAAAACTTTTTACGAAAATGATGCAAATAAAGGTTATAGAAAAGAAGCTCCACCGGTTGACCCTGGCATACATAGAGGAGACCATGAGGAGAAAGATTAATTATTTTTACGTTGATTACTTAGCCACCAGGATAAGGCAGGAAGAAACTAAACTAACACTTTTAAAAATAGGAAGTCATGCAGATAACTAAATTATTAAACGATAAGGAAATAAAACATGGTTTATTGTTAGTAGATAAATATCCAAAACCTATTAATAAAAATAATGTTGTAAACACAAATAGTGCTTTGCTGCAATTTTACTCCGGCAATGATGGAGCAGGTAGGAAGTTTTATCAGTATATGAATCCGGAAAGATTACAAGCTATTTTATTTATGATAGTAAATAATAGTTCAGAAAAAGACGATGTAAAAGCTAAAGCAGCTACGATGTTTAAAAAACTCTTCAAAAGTTGAGTGGTGTTTACTTAGTGTGTATTGTAGCCGCAGGTGTTTTATCCTGCGGCTTTTTTTATTACCACTCCACACCTTGTTTTATAGCATATTCAAGAATGCCTTTAGCGTGAGCTTTCGCCACTGCCTCCTGCCATTCTCTGTCTATCATCAACACTGCATCGTTGTAATTTGTAAAGAAGCCATTCTCTGTCAACACCGCTGGCACTGTTGTTGCAGTTAACATCTGAAATCTTGCCTCTCTGTCAAGGTCACCATCGGAGTAATCATGTCTATGTACCCAGCCAGGAGTAGCATCTTTTACCTCCTCTCCAATTAATGTTGCCAGAAGATCCGACTTTGTATCACCCGGAGAAGTAAAGACTTCCCATCCTCTGGCAGATGTTGAAGCTGCGGCATTGCCGTGAATAGAAACAAGCACAGCAGCCTTGCCAAGTGTAGCATAGCTATTTACGAGCTGACATCTTTTGTTAAGTGATGTATCGTTTATAGGCTCATAAACCTTTTTAACCTGGAAGCCATAGTCAAGGAGAAAATGTTCAAGGAAATTGGCAAGGGAGCGATTAAACACACCTTCAAAGAACCAGCCATAGGAGTGAAACTTACCATGATTGTGCTGAAAACACTTTGATGGATAGGTAACATATTTATCCGGCCCTATTCCTTTATTAAGACCTCCATGCCCAGCATCCACGCATACTACAAAATCATTTGCATTCATATCTTTTTATTTTTAAGGGGAATAGAAATCAATCTACTCCCCTCGGCTGCCTAAGGTAGCGAATCCTGCTGCGCCTATTTCTTTACAAGCGGAATCCGATTAACGAAAAAGCTGCGGATATTATAGAAAACTTAGGAGGTACTTTTACTTCTATCGTTTTCCCAGCACATTCTTGGCTTGTCTCCTTAATCTTGTCCCAAATTATTTGCGCAAGTTTAATATATTCTCGCCATGTAAATTTGACTTTTGTTCCTTCTGGACTTAAATGCACTTCAACCTCTGCGGCTAATTCCGCAAAATTAAAAGCGTAGCAACTTATATCCGATAAAGGACTTTTTTTTGTGTCGGAGTTTTTTAAAACATCCTTTAAATTAGTCTGCATTTTATTTGTTTTTAGCGTTTAAAAAATCTAACTATTATTGTTCCAAGATTTACTCCCGTTATCCGCTTGACATTTTCCGCCACGCTGAACAACTCTGTACCAGCGATGACCGAGCTGACAAGGTAAACGATTGGTACTGGGATTGCAAAGGTAAGCTGCGCACCGTGAAAGATAAGGATAGATGTAAAATATACCACTATCTTCTCCGTTGTCCTGTATAGCCCTTTGCTCGTTATCGCCTTGCCCTCTTTCCTTGCTGCCTTGATTCCCGTGATTGTGTCAGCTATGACTACTCCGATTGTGAATAAAAGAAAATGTTTAATCGGGAAGAAGAAGGAAAAGATAAAGCCTGTTGTCAATGCCACGGCAAAGAAATCATAGCTTTGTTTAAGTAGGTTTATAATTATTGACTTCATGTTATTCCTTTTTTATAAGCCGCACCTCATTATCAACTGTTGCAAATTTACCATTTGCAAACTTGTACAAATCATAGCGCACACCGTTGAAGGCGAAGCTAATTTGATTGGTAAAGGTGCTGAGTAATAGATTAGTTGAAATAGAATAAACCTTGCCGTTGTCTGGATTAAAAATAAATCTGTTGGCATTGTTTAACTGAATTTCACCCAGAATATTTTCACCATTAAATACCAATGTCCAATCGCCAAGGAAAGCCGTTGTGTCCCTAAGTGCCGTTGACGTGTAAACAGGCTTACCACTTATTTGCAAGTGCAAATTGTTGTAGTAATTTATACGCTTAACCGTTTTGCCTTTTAAAATCAATGGCTTTGCATGAATGGCAATCGTGTTGCTTTGCCTTTCCGCATCGGTAACAAGTGCATTAATGGCTTTTAAGCTATCACCAAGTATTTGTTTGTTCCCTGTCACCGTGCTATCGCTGAACGTAGTCATGGTTACAATGTAATAAATATTTCCTTGCTTTTGTATGTAAACTGTGTCGCTTACAACATCTTGCGAAAGGGCAAGGAATGGAAGGAGTAGGAAAAAAAGTATTTTTTTCATGTTATTTGTTTTCAAGATTTATAATTCTTTGTTCGAGTGCCTTGATAAGGGCTTGTTGTTCTTGTATGGCTTTAACTAAAATAGGTATAAATTTTTCAGTCATTAGTCCAAGTGCGCTATCATCTTTATCTTCATCTAATTTTTTTACAACTGCTTTGGCAAATAATTCAGTAGATAATGCGCCTTCAACATCTTGAGCAATAAAACCTATTTCATCAAATTCACTAAAATTATTTTCTGTTGTTGTAATAAAATTAAATTTAACTGGTTTTAATTTATTTATAATTTCTAATCCTTTATCTAAGGGTTGTATATTTTCTTTAAATCTTATATCAGATGTTGCAATCGTTGCATTTGTTGCAAATATTTGACTGTTTACTTGTAATTTATAAGCCCCATTGTCTGTTCCACCATAACCTATCCCAAGTTCTTGTGTACTACTAAGCCTCATGCCTTCAACAAGACCACTTCCATCTGATGGTTGAGTATGGAATCTCATTACGCCAGCTGCATTTGCCCCTGGAGTAACACTTGATGTTTCTTTATAACTATCTATTGCAGCAAATGCCTCTAAAGCAGTTGCACTTTTAAATCCTCCAAAAATAAATCCACCACCTACGCCTATTCCAACTGGAGTTTTATCAAACATTGTAAAGTGCCAAAAATTAGTACTTGTTTTAGTAACAGCTGTTTCAACATGTAAAGGAGACAATGGACTTGAAGAACCTAAACCTAACCTATTATTTGTTGTATTATAAAATAAACCTATACTTGTATCAACACTTGTTCCATCCCCATGTAAAAGATAGCCAGCTGGCATCGTTGTCCGATTTGTTCCCCCATTTGCCACAGGCAATGTTCCTGTGACTTTGTTTCCAGATAAACTAATAGCACTTGTATCTATTGTCCAGGTTGCACCACTATTTGTAACATCAATATCTCCTTTATCTCCATCTGAAATACCGCCACCACCGCTATATTGTGGAATGTTTAAAGTTGCTCCTGTTAAGGTAGCTGCTCCACTTGTCCCAGTTGTAGTAAGTGTTATATTGTTTTGTTTTGTGGCAAATCTTGAAGTTAAATTTAATGTCGTTGTATCAGCATCGCGAAAATAAGGTAGTAACATTGCCGTTGTATCTGCAATATTTAATTTTAATCCAAATCTTGAAACAAGGTTTAAAGTAGTCGTATCAAAGGTTGAGCCACCAGCCTGTATCCATCCATTACTTGCCGTTTTATAATGCCATAACAAATTAGTCACAGTATCAAGCAAAAGAAACGCGCTTGTATCTTGTTTGTTTGCCCGTGTGATTTTACTTGTTGCCGTGACCGTGTCAATGGATGCCAAGCCTCGGAACACCAGCCCATCGGCTGTACTCTGTTCTCCAAGGGTTATTTTTTGGTTTCCGTTGCCCGTGTACTGTGCCAAGGCAAGGCAAGGGAAAAGGAGGAGGAAAAGGAGTTGTTTCATGTTTATGTTTTTTAGTTATTTCTTTGCATTATAATCCAATTAGTGCCATCGCTTACAAGTGTTGCAAACCTATATGTAGCAGGAGCAATAATTGCAGTTTGTGTACTTCCACTAAATGCTGTTGTAAAACCTATAATATTTGATGATGCTGAGATTACATTGCCAGCACCTGTTTGTTTAATAATTAATTCTTTGCCAGGATAAGTTGCTGCACTTGGTAGGGTAAGTGTGACTGTTGCATCTTGATGTATATTTAACCAAGTAGTATTAACGCTTACTGTCAATGTTGTAGCTGTTGTAGATGTGTATGTTCTTTCAAGCCATGGAGTATTTACTCTACCTCCAAATGTACCACTTGAACCAACATTTATAGTGCTTGAACCAGAAATAACTATATTACCAGTATATGTCTTATTTCCTGTCAATGTTTCTGTACAACTTTTACAAGCCGCTCCTAATTCATTCCTTGCATCCGTTTCATTTGCTCCTCCTGTGCCACCGTTTAACACTGGCAAAGGAACACCGCTAAGACTTACCGCTAATGTGCCACTTGATGTTACAGGACTTCCCGATACAGATAAGAAAGTAGGTACACTCATCGCAACACTTGATACACTGCCCGTGCCTGCTCCGATAGTTGTCCTTGTGTCGGCTGCATTTAATAAAGTAATAGTATTATTGGAATTAACTTTTATAAATTTATCAGATACACTATTAGTTAAAGTAAATAAAGATATACCACTTGTTGTGCCTCCTAAAGTTATCCTTGCATCAGATGCCGAAGTTGCACCAGTACCACCATTTGCCAATGGTAGAGCATTGCCGCTATATGTCAAGGCTAAAGTGCCACTTGTTGTAACAGGAGATCCGCTGACAGTAAATAAAGAAGGTGCTGTTAAACCTACACTTGTTACCGTTCCAGTGCCACCTCCTCCTCCTGTATACTGTGGAATGTTTAATGTTGCTCCTACTAATGTTGCAGCTCCACTTGTTCCTGTGGTTGTTAAAGTAATAGCAGCTTGCTTGTCATTAAATATATTAAAATTTGCAGCAGTTAATATTCCATTTACTGTTGTACTTGCATTGCTTAATAAATTTTGTTTGCCATTAAAAGTATTCCAATCTGTTGATGTTAAAATACCACTAACACTTGCACTTGCATTTGATAAAGCGTTTTGTTTGCCATTAAATGTTGTCCAATCTGTTGATGTTAAAAATCCATTTACACTACTACTTGCTTGATTTATAGTAATTGTATTACTTGTATTTACTAATGGTGTAGTAAATGAAAGTGCAGCCTGTTTATTATTAAAAGTAGTCCAATCCGTAGATGTTAAATATCCATTTCTTCCAGTTGTAGCACTTAATAATTCTATAACAGGTGTAGTCGTGTTGTTTGTTATTGATATTGGATTTCCAGCCGTGCCCGATGCTGTAACACTTGTTACGGTGCCTGCTCCTATGTCACTCCTAAAATTAGCTGCACTCCTTGCATCAACTGTGTTATCAGCATTGAAACGAGGAAAGGTAATGGCAGAGGGATTGATTAAGGTAAACATAGACTGTCCGATAGTTGTGCCTCCTAAACTTGTCCTTCCTGTTGCTGCAACAAGTCCTGTGCTGCCACCATCCCATTTTAATCTATCTGTATAAGCCGTATTCCAATTACTTGAATTATTTGTAATACTTGTTGTCCATGTTGTGCCTGTGCTTAAAGCTATGCCTGCCTCTGGATAAATAGGATTACTTTGCGCAGAGGAAACCGAGCCAATGCCAGAGACTGTAACTAAGGTGTAATTTTCACCAAGTTTAAAAGATGATGCTGCAACTACAACCTTGTTTGTGTCAATGATGCTGAATTGGTCATTTAATAACAACTGCCCATTGCGGAAGAGGAGGATAAACTGCCGGAGTTGGATTGGAAATTTACTTGTCACTGTCCAGGTTAATGTGTCTGTTGTGGCAGGTGTATATTCTTGTTTAAGTATCTTTATTGTATCTCCTCCTATTTCAACTGCTACAATGCTATCTCTAACAAAGTCATACACTGTGGAAGTATCAACTGTTAATGTGCCAGTAGTTGTTATAGGCCCACCAAGTAAGCCATAGCCACTTGCTACGCTTGTAACTGTGCCTGTGCCACCTCCACTATATTGTGGGATATTTAATGTAGCACCTGTTAAAGTTGCAGCTCCACTTGTTCCGGTAGTGGTAAGTGTTATATTGTTTTGCTTTGTCGCAAACCTTGTAGTAAGGTTAAGTAAAGTTGTATCTGTTAGCTCCATCATTACTGTAAGGTCAGCCGAGACTGTGCCTGTTGTAGTTATAGGATTAGGTGATACAATAATGCCAGTGCCTGCTGTAATAGAGGTAAGGCTGCCCGATCCACTGCCACCACCTCCACCTCCACGAGGCAGAATGACTGTATAATTTTCACCTGCTTTATAAGATGTTGATGCAATTACTACACTTGTTGATGTTGGTACTGTGTATTGATTAGGCAAAAGTATTTGACCATTTCTATAAACTTGTAAAGATGTAGTATCATTTACGACTAAAGTATCGCTTTGTGTCCATGTCAGAGTGCTTGAAGATACACTTCTAAATTCTTGCCTTGCATAAAATCTGCCTGTGGTATCTGCATAGGCTTTGGTAGCGTAGTTAGATAGCATAGAGGCAGTATCACTTACTAAAAGTGCTGCCGTTGTATCTCTCCATAATCCATCACTACTTTTATAATACAAAGAAGCCCTGTCAACTGGTGATGTAATTTGGACATCGTGAAGCTCATCCAATTCCTGTCCATTCCTTATTTTTACAAATACTTCTCCACTCCCAGCATTACTCTTAACACATACGCCAATGTAAACACCATGAATAGGTGCCTGTGGCTTAGTAGATGTCAGTGCGCCTGCTGTCGTGCCAGATAAATAAACGGCTGAATCAGCTGTTAATGCAGATGTATTTATATTTGTTATTAATCCCTCTGTTATAATATATCCACTTTGATTGTCTGCAATACTTTCCGCAACAATGCCAAAGGTATTAGCCGATGTCGGATCACTTGTCGCAATGGCTTTAGCCACTGTTATCCTGTTGCCCTGGCTACCAGATAAATAAACGACATCACCTTTATTAAGTGTTGCTCCCGTGCGATTGTTTACACGTTGGTGTAATTGCTGCCCAATAACATTAGTAACATTACCACCTTTTAAACCTTGTATCAAAGAGCCTTGCGTATCATTATATTCTACCTCTCCCACTCCTACTGTGCCATCCTTTGCCGTGTTAAAGGTAATGGAATCAAAGGGCATAGTTAAGCCTCCTCCTGCACCGGTAATAGCTGCCCAGGCACCTTGCTTAAATACATATAATGAGCCGCTGACAGAGTCAAGGATAAGATAAGCCTTTACGTTTTTATCTGCATAGCTTGTTGGCTTTGTCACAGTGTCTGCGGCAGTGCCTCTCCACACCAAACCGTTTCCAGTAGTCTGCCATCCTAATCTTTGCTTATTGCCTGTCACTGGATAGGGAATAGAATCAATGGAAGCATAAGATATACCTGCTACCAATGCAAAAGCAATGACAAGGCCTTGCCGTTTGTTGCCTACTTTATTTATTAGCTTCTTCCCGACGCCAAGAACAAGCTCACGGAACAAGGTCAGGGCAATGTCACCCATGGCTTTTAAAAACTTTCTTTCTTTCTTTGGTGCTTTAATTTCTTCCATTATATTATGTTGATTGCAAAGACAATATAATTACTGCCATCGTAATGTGTATTAGCATCTATTGTAATAGTGGCAGGTGCCGTTATACTATATTGACTGTCTATTAATTTCTGCCCATTCTGGTAAACATGAATAGAGGCATTTAAGTTAGTCACTGGCAGCGTGCCATTGTTCTGTGTCCAGGTTAAAACATTTGATGAAGCTGCGATAAATTCTTGATTAAAAATAGAAACGGCAGAGCCATTTACTGTCACATTGTTTATAGTTTCGGTGACATTATTATTTACCACTCCACCACTTCCGGCATTGTTTGCCACCTGGTCAAAGTCGCGAGGTTTAGATAATACTGTGCGTTCTGTATAGTTAGGCATCAAGTTCTATTTTAAAGTAATCACCTTGCCAAATCTCTGTTTTTAAATCTAATGATCCTCTTTCAAAAACGTAATATCCAGAGGAATATTCTATGACCTTGTGAGGAAGGTAGGGATTGTCAACTGATAGATTTTGAAATGGCATATCTACCATGCGGAGCTTTGGTGTAAGTTGTCCTCGGATGATCTCGTTAACTAATAATTGACTAATATTTTTAGCCGTGCCAGTGTTACCTATTTTCCATGCGTCGGATGGTTCATAAACACTTGACGCATTTAATATTCTAAGTCCTCCCGTAGTAGTGGCAGAAGGCCCATCGCCCAGGTATGTGTCAAGGTTGCAGACAACAGATGATTTGTCATCATTATCAGATGCAAATTCTTTTAAATCTGATTGAC